CGGAAAGCCATTGCTAATACGCTGAAGGAGGCTGCAGAGGTTGTCAAGGATGAAGCTATATCCCTTGTGCGGGTAAGGAGCGGCAAGACACGCAGGAGTATTGAATCGGCTGTTGATATAAGGGGAGCAATGACGGCATATGTGGGTACGGATTGGTTTGTCGGTCGATTTCTCGAGCAAGGAACTAAAAAGATGAGGGCCTACCCTTTTCTTAGACCTGCAGTTGAGAAGAGCGAAAACCGGATTAGAATGGCCCTTGTAGACAATTTAAATGAGGCTATCATAAAAACTGAAAGAAGGGTTTGAAAATAAATGAGCAAATCGAGAGAAGGAATAATATGGGAAGCAGAAATGAATTTTCCAACCGAACCCTTGTATAGATTTATAGCTTGGATCAGAGGGAAGCCGTACTGGAATATATATACGAAACAATTTGAAGAAACGAGGAAAAGGAAAAGTAACAGATGAGTGACCGTGAAGATATCATTAATGATGTTGTAAGTACCCTTACTGGCATCACGGTTATCGGGGGCTATAACAACGATATTGCGGTTGTAACCCGTGATACTGCACGATTTGAGCATTTTGATACTACAACAGAATATCCGGTAGCAATAGTCGTGTGGGGATCTGAAACAAAAGAGGGAAAGGATGCAAGCTATTTTTATCTCGAAGCAGATTTGAATATTATAATCCGGGGGGCCGTATATGCTACAACCGACCTGGAAACGGCACTCAACAATTTTCTTGAAGATATCGAAAAGGCATTATGCGTGGATGATACTCGAGGGGGGAAGGCAGCATTTACAGCCCCCCTTTCTATTACGGTATATAGCGGTAATAATGAAAATATACTTGTCTTCGATTATGTTTTTTTAATTCGATACTATTATCCATTTGGGAGTCCATGATGAAAGTAAAAACAAAAGGTCCGTTTGTAACAAAAGCACACAGGGTTATCTGTAAGAAGGCAGGGGAGGTCATCTTAATGCCTCGTGAGGATTATGAGGAGGTGGCTGATCTGTGCGAGATCATTGAAGATGATCGCAAGCCTGCAATCAAAGTTAGTAAACCTAAAAAGAAAAAGATCGAGGAGGTACAAAAATGGTAACTGTAGGAACACAAGGAAGGGCAGGGATTATCAAGGAAGCGGCCTTCGGGGATGGAGGGGTGGCTGATACATTCATTGAACTTATCAGTGAGAGCCTGAAAGATAATATAGAGAAGATGGCGGCTCCCTATGTGTTTGGATCTCGGAACACACACACACACTATCATGGAGCGCATGATGTAGGGGGTTCTTTTTCGATGGTGGCGAATCCTGACAACATAGGACTGCTTCTCTATATGGCTCTCGGTGTAGAGGGAAATGCGAACCAAGTTGTTGGAACCCAGCCCGAGATAACAGAGATCACCTGCGAGGCTGATGTAGCGGGTAGCTTGAGCGGGGAGTATATCACTCTCGATGCACCAGGTACAGAATATTATGCTTGGTTCGATATTGATGATCTCGGCTCGGTAGACCCCGCAATTGCCGGCAAGACTGGTATCATTGTTTCGGCACCGGTTGCGGATTTGGATACTGCCACGAAGGTAGCTACGGCAGTAGCTGCGGCTATCAATGCCGAGGCCGACTTTGGCGCAGGTAGTGCAGCAGCCGTTGTTACTGTAACCAATGCTGCAAATGGAGCCGTGGCAGATGCTACCTATGGAGATACGGGTTGGGCAGGAGCGCCCAATGTAACACAGCAAGGATCGGGCGGTCTATCATACGATCATGTTTTCACACCCGCTGGACATGGGGTCGATCTCGGACAGTTCGCAATGGAGATCGATAGAGGCGAGAACGTATTTGATTATATTGGCCTGAAAGTGAACAACATGAAATTGGCGGCTGCGAAAGGATCATTCCTGACTGCTGATTTTGACGTTCTTGGCAAGCAGGAAACAGACAACCAAGCCTTCGCCGGTATTTCCCCGAGCGGATTGAAGCCGTATATCTTCCATCATGGAATGGTAAAGATAGACAATGCCCCGGTTACTTATGTGAACAGCTTCGAGTTCACCTACGGAAATGAGCTTGATGGTGACGGTGGATTTGTTGCAGATGGCACAGCTTATCGACACCACCTAAACAAACAGAATGGAACCCTTACTGGCTCGATGGTATGTGAATGGACAGCAGTAAGTGATGCACTCCGCGATGCATACCTTGATAACACATCAAAGAAAATTGAGTTCATCTTCACGAGTACAGACTTAATCGAGGCAGGATATTACTATACGCTGTCTATTGAGATCCCGAAAACCCACATCATGGGAGATCCCCCTGTAATAACCGGACGCGAACGGGTCCCCTTTACGGTGAATTTCGAAGCCTACTATGATGCAACCAACTTTTTGAAGATCACTCATCGGGACGCGAAAAATGTGAAATGGAGCGCATAACATGAAATACACGACTGATGACATTCTCAACAACGAGACAAAGGAACTTGACATTTCAGCATTCTTTCCCGGGGCCGAGGAAAAGGTAATTATGAGAATGAAACGGCTCTCTGCAAAGGATCAATACCATATTACAGCATGTATGAGAGAGCGGACATTTAAGGGTGAACAAGAATATCTGAATGCGAGAAAGACAGTTCTTCTCAATGGGATCGTGCAGGATGAAGATTTCCCTATGGAAAAATGGGATGCTGCAACTATAGATTTGCTTGAGGAGAATAAAAGCCAATTTCTTGATTATCTGGTATCCGAAATATCGGACTTTAACCGCCCTTTAGCGGAGAAGAAGTCGGAGAACTCCGATCAGTAGTAGCGGCAAGGGTGCAGGCAAAGGGGCAGTGTTTTTTAACAAGCGCGTGGGATTTTTGGATAGATTCATATTTTCTAATGATACATACAGGGATCCCATTTAAGGAGGGCGGATTGATAGATTATGACTATCTCGATTATCAGATAATAAAGCACATTAGTAATGCTCATATGGAATATAAGGATAAATAATGGGAAAAGTATTCACAAGCGCAGAGATTGATATAAATGCGAAAGACAAAACGGGCGCAGGTATAAAGAGTGCTTCCTCTAAAATAACAGATCTTGGGAAATCCCTAAGTAGTGTGGGTAAGAAAATGTCGTTGTTCGTTACGGCACCCCTTGTTGCTATGGGAGTCGTGGCGCTGAAGAATGCTGCCAGTTTCGAGAAGCAGACGGTTGCCTTTGAGACATTGCTGGGGAGTGCACAACGGGCAAAGACTCTGCTAAAAGATATTGAGGATTTTGCAGCAACGACACCGTTTCAAATGCCGGGACTTCTCGAGGGTAGTAAACGCTTGATTGCTTTTGGTATCGGGGCCGATGAAATTGTCGATAAAATGACGAATCTCGGTAATGCTGCTATGGGAAACCAGGCTATACTCGATAGGCTCACCCTTGCATATGGTAAGCTCCGGGCAAAGGGTAAGGCTACACTCGAAGAACTGAATATGTTCATGGAGGCTGGTGTCCCGATACTTGATGAGCTCGCCAAGATGTACGATGTAACTACCCAGGAAATGTTTGAGATGATTAGTGGGGGAAAGATCGGATTTGAGCAGGTAGACCAAGCATTGACGAACTTGACGACTGGAGCGGGACGATTTGCAGGGATGATCGAGAAGCAGAGCAAGACGCTCTCCGGTCTCTGGTCTACGCTCAAAGATAATCTTGGGATACTCGGTCGTGAGATCATGGAGACAGTGCTGCCAGCATTCAAAGCATTCACCGAGAGGCTTACAAAACTCGTGATGTGGTTCCGGGAGCTTGATCCGAGAGCGAAAAAGATGATTGTCGTGATAGCAGGTATAGCTGCCGCAATGGGTCCGCTCCTGTTTGTCATCGGGAAACTGATCGCAATAGCTCCTGCGCTTATCGGTGCAATCGCGGGAATCGGTACAGCTATGCAGATAGCAATGGGGCCTGTTGGATGGATAACGCTTGCTATAGCAGGAGCGGCGACTGCTGCAATCCTATTGTATAAGAATTGGGACAAAGTAAGTGGGTGGCTTGCTGATGTCTGGTACTGGCTCAGGGATATTGCTATACAGGTGTGGGCGAAAATCGGCAAGATTCTTGTAACCCCTTTACTACTATATCTTGATGCTATTATAAAAATAACGGAATTCTTCAAGAAGGGGGATGCTGAAAAGCTTCGCAATGTCTATGATAAAATCGCCGGTTCGGTTGATAAAGCCCGTGAGCATACAGAGAAATATGAGCGAAAAACATGGGATGTGATACGAGCAGAACGGGAATTGAAAGAAGAAACCGAGGCCCTGATGCGGTCAATGGAATCGGGTAATGCGATTGTCATGGATACGATAGATGTTGTA